TTAAGCGGCAATATGCTAAAAGGAATAGGCACGTGAGTTGGAAGAAATTTTTTACACCAGTCCCAACAAGTAATAATTCAAATGGAAGTTATAGTCCATTTACTATGAAAGGACAAGCAGGTCCGGGACCAGCTGCTTCTAATTACAGTTCCCATTTACCTGATGTTTATGTAGGTTCGCCTAACCGTATCGAAAGATACAATCAATATAATACAATGGATAGTGACAGCGAAGTGAATGCAGCATTAGATATTCTTGCTGAGTTTTGTTCACAAAAAGCTTCTGACAACGATACACATTTTAATATAAATTTTAAAAAACAAGCTAATAATTCAGAGGTAAAAATATTAGGAGAGTATCTAAAACAATGGTGTAAAATTCAACAGTTTGATACTCGTATGTTCCGTATTATACGTAATTCTTTTAAATACGGAGACCAATTTTTTATCAGAGATCCTGAATCACAAAAATGGTTCCACGTTGATCCTAGCCAAGTAACAAAGATTATTGTAAACGAAAGTGAAGGAAAACGTCCTGAACAATATGTTGTAAAGAATTTAAATTTTGCATTTGGTGCTTTAGAAGCAACACCTTTAAATCAGCAAAACAGCTACGGTCCAGGCGGAACATCGGGCTACCAGACTGTTAGTCAAAAAGCAGCTACAGGATCAGCAACACCTCCATCTGGAACAAGTAGATGGCAAACAGACCAAAGCGAAACATTTGTTGATGCAAATAATGTAGTTCACTTATCGATGAGTGAAGGATTGGATCAAAACTTTCCTTTTGGTAATAGTTTACTTGAAAGTATTTTTAAAGTATACAAACAAAAAGAATTACTCGAAGATGCTATTATTATCTATCGAGTACAACGTGCGCCGGAGCGCAGAGTATTCTACGTTGATGTGGGCAATATGCCTTCGCACCTTGCTATGCAGTTTGTGGAGCGTGTAAAAACGGAAATACATCAAAGACGCATCCCATCCAAGACAGGTGGCGGAACAAATGTCATAGACAGCTCATACAATCCACTGTCAATCAACGAAGATTACTTTTTCCCTCAAACTGCTGAAGGACGTGGATCAAAAGTTGAAACACTACCAGGCGGTACAAACCTAGGAGAGATTGATGACCTTAGATACTTTACTAACAAATTGGTTCGCGGATTGCGTATTCCTAGCAGTTACTTACCCACAGGCGCAGACGATGGGGCAAGTCAATACAACGATGGGCGAGTAGGTACAGCATACATTCAAGAGCTAAGATTTAACAAATATTGCGAACGTTTACAAGGAATGCTTGAAGAAGTTTTTAACTTAGAATTTAAATTATATCTAAAAAACAAAGGTGTTAATGTTGATTATTCAATGTTTGATTTAGATCTAACACCACCTCAAAACTTTGCTGCATATAGACAAGCCGAACTTGACAACAATAGAATCAGCACCTTTAGTACTATCCAATCGGTGCCATTTATGTCAAATAGATTTGCATTAAAACGCTTTTTAGGTATGAGCGATGAAGAAATAGCAGAAAATGAACGTCTATGGCAAGAAGAAAATCAAGACAACTTAGATGCAGCAGCACAGCAGCCCGAAATGGGTGCAGCAGGATTATCAGGCGCAGGTATTACCGACGACTTTGGAGGCTTAGAAACTGAGCTTGGCGACGAAGGTGATGCAATAGATGCAGGAGAAGGCACTCCGCCTGAGACTGCAACAGGTGACGATATCGGAGGAGCAGAGGCAGCACCAACTGACCAAACTGTATAAATAAAACTATGATACTTAGAGAACTTTTTTACTTTGACAAAGACAACCTAGAACCAATTGAAGACCTTACTTATAGTCCGGCTGATGATACCAGTGTGATGAAAGTTGATGATTCAAGGAAAACAAGACTTTCTTTAAAAGATATCAACAAGGCACGTAAAGCCTCAGAAAATCACCAAAAAGAAACTACAAAAGAGTTAGAATTTGTTAAACAAATGTACGGACTGGCCGCACAAGCACAAGCCGCAGTTTAACAAAAGGTGACAAATGTCAAGCAAAAAAGTAGCGTTTGTGCTAGGAAATGGCATAAGTCGTAAAAAAGTTAATCCATTTGATTTAAAACAACACGGAACAATATATGGTTGCAATGCACTATATAGAACGTTTGCACCAGATTATCTTGTTGCTGTTGACACAAAAATGATAATGGAAATACAAAAAACAAACTATCATCATAAGCACCAAGTTTGGAGTAATCCAAACAAACTAACCAAGCAAGATCCTAATATCAATAAATTTAATCCTAATAAAGGATGGAGTAGCGGACCCACTGCATTGCATATGGCCAGTATGCACGATAATGCAGAAATATATATTTTAGGGTTTGATTATACCGGGCTTGGTGAAAAACAAGAGTATGTAAACAACATATATGCCGGCACCCAAAATTATAAAAATACACAAGATAGAGCTACATACTACGGTAATTGGCAGAGGCAAACAATGACTTGTATAAATCAGTTTGTCCGTACTAAATACGTTAGAGTTACGGCAAATGAGGAAAGCTATATACCGGACACATTAAAAGATTGTAATAATTTAAAACACATCACAATTGATAATTTTATTGATTTTTTTGGTTTAACCCCAATGAAATCCTAAAATACGCTGTTTTGACCCCATTTTAAGCGTATATTTTATATAAAGTGTAAATATAATAGACAGCCTTGTAAAGATAACTAAAGGAGATAACAATGACTGACAGCAATAAGTTTGAAGAAATGCTTGAGCATCTTGTTAATGAAGATCGCGAAAAAGCAGCAGAACTTTTCCACGAAATTGTAGTGGAAAAATCAAGAGATATTTACGAATCATTACTCGAAGATGAAGAAGAAGTAGATGAAACAACTGACGAAGAAGTTGATGAAGCTACTGACGAAGAAGTCGATGAATCAGATGACGAAGATTTAGACGAAGCAACTGATGAAGAAGTTGACGAAGCTACTGACGAAGAAGTTGATGAAGCTACTGATGAAGAAGTTGAAGAAGGATTCTTTGATGAACCAGCAGTAGAAGCTGACCCAGCAGACGCTATGATAGGCGACATCGAAATGCCAGATATGGATATGGACGCCGGCGACGATGAAGCAGGCGACGAAATGGGTATGGACGATGCCGACGGCGACATCGAAGATCGTGTAATGGATCTAGAAGATGAATTAGAAGCATTAAAAGCAGAATTTGAATCTATGATGGACGATGAAGCACCAGCAGACGATGAAGCAGGTGACGAAATGCCAATGGATATGGATTCCGAAGAAGGCGACGACGACGATGCTGAAGAAGAAGCATTTGCATACGAAGCAACTGATGAAGAAGTTGATGAAGCAAGTGACGAAGAAGTAGAAGAGTCAAAAGTTGCCAAGTCAAACACAGAAGTGATGCGTGAATATACTGATAAAGTAACAGCATCAATGGGTGACAACGGTGCTAATGCAAAATCAGTAGTTGCTGGTGCAAATAATATGGGCGGATCATCTGCAAATATTGCAAAAGGTGGATCAGCTGATGAAAAAGGTACTGGCGCAAGCGCACCAAAAACAGATACCGCTGGTAACGTAAACGTTCCTGGTGGAAAAGCTGGGAAAATGAACTCAGCAAAAGCCCCTGCAAAGGGAGACAACGGCGCTAATACTAAATCAACAATTGGCGCTTAAGGACTAAAAGATGAAACACTTAAACGAACATTTGAGTTTCGACCAGGCTAAGATTGTAGTTGAGTCTGCTAATGACGGCAAAGACCTTTTTATGAAAGGCATTTGTATTCAAGGCGGAGTCAAAAACGCAAATCAGCGTGTTTATCCCGTAAATGAGATTAGCAGGGCTGTCACCACACTCAACGAACAAATTAGTGGCGGCTACTCAGTGTTAGGCGAAGTAGATCATCCTGAAGGACTTAATATTAACCTAGACCGTGTTAGCCATATGATTAATGAAATGTGGATGGACGGACCTAATGGTTACGGAAAACTTAAAGTACTACCAACTCCGATGGGACAACTAGTAAAGACAATGCTTGAAAGCGGCGTCAAACTTGGTGTTTCATCGAGAGGTAGTGGCGAAGTAGACGGCGGCGGAGAAGTCGCCGGATTCGAAATAATAACTGTGGACGTTGT